TGCCGGCACCGATGGCAATGTTGGTTCGGCTGCAAGTGGTGGAACGGCTGGAACTGGTGTAAAAACCAATAACAGCGTGTTCGTTTCCATTAACGGTTCGATTTACACAATCGCTGCGACCGATAACCTTAACCTTGGCACAGGCGCTTATTCCGGCAACAACATTCAGGCCGGTATGGGTTCGATGGGAACCAACTGTTGCTGCAAGTTCCTTATCTACGGTGGAACAGATGGCTATCCCCAGGTCTGTGGTCCGGGCAATATCGTCAAGAAAGATATCGATGATTATGCAACTGCGGCACTGGCTGCTGCGGCATGTAAACTGCCTGACCTCCCCGATAATACCGTGGCTCTATGCTCTGTGTTATTGCAGGGTCCGGCTGATGCCAAGGTAAACTTCAGCGTTGGTGGCGCCGGCACGATGGGCACATGCACATTTACCCAGTTGCATCATATGCCGTATCAGGAACCGTTTGTGGCAGAATCATAAGTTAAATTAATCAATCAACCGGGGGGAGAGGCAACTTTCCCTCCATAACCAATAAATTGAGGGGTGTCTATTATGGCTACATCAAAAGAAGAAAGAGCAGAAGAATTAAGTGCGGCTAAAAAGCTGGAGTTGGATATGAAAAAGAATCCGGAAAAGTATTTTACCGGACCGGATGGTCATATCCGTGATCGTATTATCATTAACCAAACTCCCGATATTCCATCAGAGGGTGTTTTTGTATCTCTCAATGGATTCGCTTATTTGGCCAAACCTGGAGTCGAAATAGACATTCCAAGACCTATTCGTACAATGCTGGATACCAGGATTAAGACTGACACAATTCAAGTCCAGAATCCTGATGGAAGTTACAGGTCGACTGAAAGGGATATGCCCAGAATTACCTATATTTTAATAAAGGAAAATGTCGGCAAGGAAGAAATCCCGGCAACGGAGTAAAGAATGACAGGGAAAGAATTGATTGCCCATATGCGGGAAAGCATATTAGATGATGTAGCCATACCATATCTATGGCCGGATACAGAACTTTTACGTTTTCTCAATTATGCTGAAGTCCAAACATGTCGGCGCGCGCATTTGATAATCGATGCAACCACGACCAATGATTCAGGAACGGCAGCAACGGCATCTACAGCAGGGCAGAAACCTTTATGTGTTCTTTCTGTTGTGGCTGACCAAGGCGTTTATCAACTCAGTCCCAAAATCCTTCAAGTCAAACGTTGCCAGTTAAAGTCCCTGACCTATCCTCTCCGTGGTCCTCTCCATTATCCTCAGGTTGATGAGGAATTCAGTGCTTGGTGGGGAACCAATGGAACAGTGGGCACATGTGGCAGTGGTGGTTATCCGGAAGCATTTCTTAATGAACCTGGGAATACCATTACCCTTCTCTTTGCTCCATCGTCTAACGACACCGCCTATCTGGTCGTGTCTCGTCTGCCATTAATCTCATTTACCATGCAGACTTCTCCGGAAATAGACGAGAAATACCATATTGACCTGTGTGATTGGGCGGCAAAGTTGGCATTTTCCAAACGTGACGCTGATGCTTACGATCCAGTTCTGGCAAAACAGTACGAAGATAGTTTTACAGCAAAATTCGGACCGCTTCCCGATGCTTATTCTGACCGCATGAGAAAAACATTACCCATGATGGGGAAGATGAGGGATCGGGATTTCGGAAGTTAATAATAGTGGAGCTTTGCATTAACCCCTCTAAAGGAGGATTTTCAAAATGGCGATTTTAAAAATCAAAAAACTTATAGAAGATATTGAGAATGGATCAACTCAGGTTCTTTCCAGTATCGGGATGGTGGCGACAACCGCTGCTTATGCCGGAACCTCAGTTAAGGCGACTTCTGCCGGAAATGCAGGAACAGCACTCAAAGCTACGTCTGCAGGTGAAGCCGGAACTGCTCAGTTTGCAATCACGGCCGCAACCGGAACATCCGGAAGCAGTTTGTAAAAATGTTATAAAATTAATTATTAGGGGAGGGGATAGTGAACTCTCTCCCCTATTTTAAAGGAGCGACTTATGGGTAACGAAAGATCTATTACCACACTTCAATTATTCAAATCACAAACCATTCTCGGTGGAACATGCGGAACGGCTGGTCCTTTTGACCTTCGTGATTGCATGAGGCAAGGTAAAATCGGCATCACTTATGCCATTGAACCGATAGGAGTAAGCTCCTGCGGTACATGCAGTTTCGTTTATCAGGCTTGTCATGCGTGGGAAGGCGAATCCTATGTTTCCATTGGAACGGCTGGGACAATAATCGGTACGGCAGGCCAGAGTGGAATTCTCGACATAAGCCTACCCACTGTCCCATTTATTAAAGTTCTCGCTACGATGGGAACTTCTGCCGATCATGTATTGACAGGGAAATTTACAGCACATCTTCATGTACGATAGAAGGAAGGTGGTAAAATGGCTCATAAACGGTTATCCCTTACGCGAGGGAATTCACATACTTATGGAGTAACATTTAAAAAAAGCGACGGTACTCTCCATAATATAAAAAACTGGGTAATTAAATTCACCCTTAAAACCAATTGGGATCTTCCCGATTCAGATGCTTCCCTTCAGAAAATAGTGTCTACTTTTAGCGATACGACTGGTGGGACTTCCGGCAGCGCGCAAATTGCCCTTATCCCTTCCGATACTTCCAGTTTGGAGGTCGGGGTATATGACTTTGATATTGCTGTGACAACCGATACCGCCAATGAATTTATTACATTAATGAAGGGTAAGTTTGACCTTGAATATGGAGTGACGAAAACTCCTGGAACTATGGGGACAGCGGCATGAGTGATACTGATATAACCGTAACAATAAGTGATGTGACTGATATTAATATTACCTTGGATGATGTGGGGTTGTCTGGTAGCTCAGGTTCTTCCGGCACAAGTGGAACTTCAGGTTCCAGCGGTACTTCTGGTACATCGGGGACAGGGGGAACTTCAGGTTCTGGTTATATATTCATGGGAGATTGGACTTTATGAGCATAACACCTAATTTAATGAATAATGATTGTACTTCTCTTGATGGTTGGGATGTCACTGACGTTGACGTTTCTGGAGGCGGATTTCATTTTCCTAGATATAGTGATATCTATATGGTCGGACCATTGATTCCTTATGCTGGAAATACAGCAACAATTGAATTTAGAATTTCTTATGTAGATTCAAGTGATAGATACGGAAGTGCATTTCTTTGGGCCATGAATGCAAGTACCCTTGTTTGGCTTCAGTTTTTTAATGGAAATGATGACAAATATGGTCTTTATTATGGTAACACAGAAACAAAACTATCTGATATTTCTTTTGACGGTACTACATATACTTTCAGAGTAGAATATGACGGTGCTAATGGTGAATTTACTGTATATATGGACAACGTATCTTTAGGTACTTATCCATTAATGGGGAATATATTTGCTACGGCGGGTCTTAGATGGAACACGAATAGTCCGGATTATGAATTTTATGTATTACCAAACATAAAAGTTGGTGATGGATTAGGAGATTTTGGGTCTACTGAGTCTACTGAATATGTTCCAAGAAATATAGTAAAACATAGGAAATAAAAGATGCCTAATTTTCAAGAAATTTGGTTAAATAATGGTTGCGTTTTTTGTTGCAAAGTCCCGCATACAGCTTCTGCTGATAAAGAACCAGGTGTCGGGACAGCATGGGAAACTTATTGGGATTTATGGGTAATATCTGGGACGAATGGCTCGGATGGGACCTCTGGAACTTCCGGCACAACTCCTGATTCGGTTGCCTATGCCACATCAGCAGGTTATTCCGGCACCGCCCTCATAGCGTTATCCGGTGGGTCAACCAGTGGTTCGTCAGGCACAGTAGCTTATGCTACAAGTTCAGGGGAATCGGGGACTGCCGGATTCGCTCAGTCAGCCGGATATGCAGGGACAGCTTTAATAGCCATTACCGGGGGAGCGACCTCTGGAACATCCGGGACGGTTTCTTTTGCAACCACATCGGGGACAGCTTTATATGCGACAAGTGCCGGTAATGCAGGTACGTCTTATTATTCAGCTTCGGCTGGCCAATCAGGAACTGCATATTTTGCAACCGCAATTGGCTCAGATGGAACATTTAATTCTTTAAGAGTAACT